AGATTCTGCCAATAAGGGATGTACGACCCCTGACGCACCTTCGAAAGGTTGTGTTCGATCTTCATACTTGAAGCCTAACATATCGAGCCCTTTGATATAGGTATCTTCCCAATCTTTACGTGACTCTTTATCACCTTCGAAATCACCAACCAAGTCTCCAGCAAACTTGGTTAAACTGTCTTCATCAATATATTCTGCTAAATTTGCATCGAAAGGAATTTGTGATTGATCTATTGGTTGTTCACCAACAATCTCTGCACTTCCATCTTCTTGTATTTCAAAACCATCAAAGCTTACATTTTTTTCAAATTGTATTTCTTCGCCTAACGGTTCTATGTCTAACGCTTTTTCTACTGCGTCTAAAGCTTTATCTATTTGGTTTTTTGTTTTATCTGCCATTTACTATTCCACCCTTCGCATACGCAGAAAAACTATTTCCTACGTTTTTATTATCTTTGAGATTTAACATTTTGACTTGCCCAAAAACTCTACCCTTGTCATCCTTTATAACAGTATTTAACAAATTTGCACCTGTTTTTTTAGATGTCTCTTTCAAGGCACCATTGAGTATAGGACCATACGCAGCAACATTACCTTGATAATCTCTACCACCTGGCGATAAGTTACGGTTTTTTATTGCAGGTGTTGAAAACGCTACACCATCATAATCACCATCTTTTGCTACACGCACTAAATACTTTGCTACAAACTCCATGTATTCTTTTGATGATTGAAAAGGACCCATAGGAACATCACCACCTTGTTTACCTTCTTTAGTCATAGCCTCAGCAATAATAACTCTAATTTTCTCACGTTCTTGTCTTAATTTAGGTAGTGCAGGTGATCTAGGATTTGTAGCTAATAAATTTTCTATTTTAAGATTTATTAGATCTAATTGTTGTTTATTTGCTTGCATTTCTTTTCCATACAGTAAATCTTTCATGTCTTGACGAAATGCATAAGTTTGAGAACGATCAGGTTTGCTTCCTGTGATTTTAGCTTCTCTAAGTGCACGTTGTATTGGTTGATGCATATCTGATTGTATTTCTTCTACAAACATTAGTCTTCTGCCAAACTCATCTGTTCTATCTGATACACGTGCGTGCACAACACCACCAGCTCTTTGTGATGATGTTAATCCAAAATCGTGTGCGTAAGTATATATTGGTTCGCCAGTTCTAAGTTTGCCTGGTTCATACTTAAACAAAAATTCACGGTAATTATCACCACCTGGTAATGTTTGTTGTCCTGAATAGTTAGGTTTACGTGCAACATCTTCTGGTTTTAGACCAACGCCACGTCTATCAAGTGCTGCTGCTAAATTTATAAGTGGTTCACGAACTTTAAAAGGTACAGGTGAGGTTAGTGCCACACCTTCATTCAAAGCGCTTTTAACACCAAAAACTTTTTGCATATATTGATCTACATTTGCTGCAACTTTATCTAAAGCCTGTTGATTTATCTTTTCTTCACGAATTATGCCTGGCAATGAGTCACGAAGGTAGGATAAAAAGCCTCCTACACGTGGATCTTCAGCTTTTGGGTCTACTTTTTGCAAATTTTTGACCATATTTGCCAAAATACCTCTAGATCCCGGTTGTCCAAGGGCCAAGACGTCTAATTTTGGTGAAATTTCGTCAAATTCCTTGACTATATCGGCTTTTGTAAAGGTTTTTGTGCCTTGAGACTGTAAAAAGGGCCCAAGCGACGTGTCTAAAAGCTCAGATTTCTTAATTCCTTTGGCATTTAAGTAGTTTAACCACCTATCTGCTGACATTTTCTCCATTGGAGCGTCAAGTAATGCCTCTCTAGACTTGTAAAATAGCGCTGGAGCGTTTTCTGAGACTACTTTTTGCGGTGCACTTTTATCTAAATCAAGTTTTGTAGGCGATCCTTTACCCTTTGGTGCTGCAATCCTTGGTGCATACTGACGTAGTGGTCCTAATACTCTAGCTAAAACCATTATTCTAATAAACTCGCTATGCCACCACGGTTAAAACCGAAGTCACTTATTTTTTTCTTACCAAACATTATGTTTTGTATATCTCTTTGTGTCATTTTGCCAAAAGGTTTTGATCCTACGTTTATTGCTTTTCGTAGAAACTCCATTTGTAATTCTGGATTGTTAGTTCCTAAATACATCTTCTGGTATATTTGACCAGGTAGAATTGATTGTATACCTGACATATCAAACAGTTTACGCATTTCAGCTAATCCTTGTTTTGTAACTTGATTATCTGGATTACGCACTGCAGCTAGTATGCCGCGGTCCAAGGTTTCTTTCGCAATGTTTAAAGGTCCTAGTTCAGGTTGCATCTTTGTTAAAAACTTTGAATCTCTTGCCAGCATCTTTGATGTTTGTGATCCTGATTGAAAATAATGTTCAAGGTTTGCAGCTATGGGTGAAGGGTGACCAAACGTTGCTGAACGTTGAAACCAGTAATTAGGATCAGAACCTTTTGTAAGGTATGTGTAATCCGTCATCAATTCACCAAGTTCTTTTTTATTATCTCCTTTAAATTCTTTTATGTCTTTTACTGTTTTATTAAGTTGTGTTTTATATTTATTAGCAAGATTGACATATTTCTTTACATTCGCTGGACTTAGCAAACCTTCCATTTGTCCTTTGGTTAAATCATAATATCCAAGGTCAGATCTATACTGTGATAGTGTGCCTTTTAATATTCCAAGATCATCACGAAGTGGTGTGCCTAAAGCTGTTTTTACATCAGCCTCTAAACCCTTTGAAACTAAAGATGGATTGTTAGCTGCTTGTTGTGCTCGTTTTACATTATAGCCAACTAAATTCATTCCTTCGCCTTGTGCAATATTTGCTAATCTTGCATCGCTTATTCTTTTTAAAAATAAAGGATCAGAATAATCTCTTTGTCTTTCGCCTATTTTTAATCCTGTTTTTTTAGAAAGAGTGTCACCAGATTTCATAAAACCTTGTTTAACACTTTGATCTTTTATAAATTGACCGAATGGTCCTGTGAATTGTGTTTGACCTGCAATATTTAAAGCTTTATTTTTAGAAGCAGTATCTCTACCACCCGTAAAAAAAGTGTTAGCTGCTCTTAAGTATCTACTACTCACCGCCTACAAACTCGGGTAATGTAACAGTTCCATACGCTTGTAAAGGAGTTCTAATTAATTTAGAAGTTGTAGGATATCCTTGTAATATTCCAACGTTTAATCTTGCACCATCTTTACCAAACCTAATTGGAAAATTTAATCCACCGCCAAATGTTCCAGGATACAATTGTTCTAGCACTGCCGCAGTTTTACCACTGCCTAATTTATTTTTCATATTTTTTAAAAGTTTGCTTCCTTTTCCTATAGCAGCAACACCGCCTGCAAGATTCATTATTGTGTCATCTCCAAACAATGCTTGTCCTTCTGGTGTGCTGTACTCAAATGGTCCTTTGTAATAATTCATTAAATCATTTAATAATCCAAAATCAGTTGCGCTCCCACCCATCAATATACTTTCAGCTGATCCTTGTGAAACACCTAAATCTTCTGCTAATTGATCAATCATAAATGGAAGTTGTGCATCAGCAAAGTCATCATACATGCCACTCATAAATTGATTTGCTTCGTCAACATTATATTGATCAAACATATCTTGTAATGCTTGATTGTATGGCGCCATTCCTTCTGCAGCACTAAATTTATTTATATCAACAAAATACGGACTATCTCTATCTTGAGTCATGTCAAAGAATTGATTCATTCTGTCTTCATCACCTGTGTTGACGATATCTCTCATGAAATCAAAATCTTCTCCAACATTAAAACCTTGTCCACGTAAATAATTTTTAAAAGGATCACTTCCAACTAATTCATCATATCCTAAAGATAATGGAGATCCTTCTAGCACGGCATTGATTGCCATCGCTTGTCTATCAGCAGCGTCTGAATCAATTAATTGATTTATCATGTATCCCATGTCACCAGTGCCTTGACCAGAACCAAATTGATCATATCCTAAAGCTTGTGCTCCTGCTTCAAAAGGTAATTGAAATATATCACCAAAAAGTTCTAGTGCGCCTATACCTTGGTTGATTGGAAACTTTGCTAAGTCAGCATCATACGCTGATGGTGCAGCAAAAAGTTTGCCGTCACGCGCATCAGAGGATGCTTTCATGTAATCGGCAATGTTACTTCCTGTATCGCTAAATACATTTTTAATCATATTAACGCCACGTTGAAAGCGTGATGGACCTTCTGCAGGTACTATGTTCATATCCTGTGGACTGGTGAACTGACGTGATGTTCTATTTGGATTGTCTGGTTTGTTTCGTATTCTTACTGTGACCATTAATAGTAAGCCCTCCTCCTAGCTGTATCTATTCCTTCGTCTTCAAAGTCATCTTTTAACGTAATGTGATAACCTTGTCTATATTTCATTAGAGCTTGCGTGGTTGAATCCACGAAATCATCATAATCACCGAAAGGGAATGCTGCGCACTCCTCTATGACTTCTTCGGCAAAAGTTTTTTTGGGCGCCCATATAGCTCCTGATTCAAACAGGGGAGCTACGCTGTTTACCCTCGCATGTTTGTCATTTCCTTTAGAGGGTGTAAAATTTATAACAGGTATTCCCATCTTTTGCAACTCATGTGTTAGTGGTAATCCAGATGCCTTGGCTTCTATCAATACCATCTCTGGTTCCCAATATTTATATTCTTCCATGGCCACAGATTTTAGTTCAGGAAAGTTCCAACGATCTTTCTTTGCATCTAGTAATATCAAACCTTTTTGTCCACCCTCGTCAGGATTAAACACACCCCACGTTGTGATGGCTGAGAAGTCTGCAGTTTCTTTTTTGCTAAATGCTGTGTCGTATGATTGTATAATAAAATCTAGTTCAGGTATATTATCTGGTTCCCACTCGCGCCACCATTCACGTTTGATGATTGCACCTTCCTCGGACGTTGGCGCTTGCATCCATTGTGCTTGCCACTTGGTTAGAGGTATAGAGGCCTTGACGCTTTGTAATCCGTCCATGGACCAAAAGCCACCCCACATAGGTTTTTCATTTATGATTGCAGGGAACTCTACAACTTCCCACTGGTCTGCAGCTGGGTCTTTAGCCTGGGCCTCGAGCAACCGTCCAGTAAGATCTTTTGTTGACCAACGTGTCATGACTAAAACAATCGAGCCACCTGGTTGTAAACGTTGACGTGGACCTGAAGTGTACCACTCGTAGTGTGAATCTAAAACGGTTGGCGAGAGCGCATCCTGCTCAGAATGAGGATCGTCAATAATAAGTAAATCGGCACCGCGACCAGTAATAGCCCCACCAACACCAGCAGCAAAATACTCACCCCCATGATTTGACTCCCAACGTCCAGCAGCCTTGGAGTCAGCTGCGAGTGCAACTTCTGGAAATACTTTTTCATATTCTGATGACTCTATCATGTTTTTGGCTTTACGTCCAAAACGGATTGCTAGTTCACCAGTGTGTGTAGTTTGTATTAGCTTGGCCTTTGGATGACGGCCCATGTAAAACGCTGGAAACAAATTAGATGCAAATTCTGATTTGGTATGTCTTGGTGGCATATTGACAATCAAACGCTTGAGCTCGCCGTTTGCAATACGATTTAATTTTTCTGCATAAATTTTGTGATGCTTACCTTCTATGAAATCAGGCCAAACCTCTTTGACAAATTTTAAAAAATCACCTTGAGCTATCTCACGCTTCTTGTCCATAGCGTCTTTGAGAAGCAACTTAAGACTATTTGTATCTAACGATTCTAAATCTAAAACGTTTTCCATTTTGTAAAAATTTTTTAGGGACTCCAATTATAACGTTTTTGTGCATGATTGTCACTCTCAAACAGTGCAACGCACACACTATATGGATGTTACACTGCAAAGGGGGGGATGGGCCCGTCGCCGTGGTTACCGGGCGGCGAACGTAGTGAGCCGCGACAAGAGTTCCCGGGCGCCGGGTGCGACAATTTGTCACATGCGACATAATGCCCGGGCGACTTATCCACAGGATATCCACAACTAATTGCTATTAGCTATATAATATAACTAGGTGTGTGATACTGTGTAATCTAAATAGAAAGTAGGATATATGACAAAGTCTGAATTCAAAACCATGGTAGGACAGAACAAGTTCTTTTCTTGCAAATGGTTTAACAACAAAGGTCAAGTGTCAGTAATCAAGAGAGGTATCTTGGGTAGTAATGCTTGGCGACACACTAACAATCCTGTTCCTAGTAATGTAACTGAACATGAGAACTATGTTCTAGTTTATAGAATAGGTAATGGTATTGACCAAGAACATAGAAGATGGGCTAATGTAAACCCTGAAACTGTGTTTGAGGTCAATGGTCACGAAGTTGGGGAATGGGAAATTCATGCCTAACGAAATCGTGAAAACAAAAACCATCAACAATGTTGATGTAACACCTCTTCTTCAAGAGGTGTTAGAGTATTCCAAAGACCAAGCTACTTTAGGTAATGTAGAAGAGTTAATAAGTAAAGTGCCTCAAAAAGATAGCATGGATTGGAAGTTAATAAGTGGCGTTCTATGTAATGCAGTTATTGAGTGGGTAGCTCAAGACAAAGACAATAGAGTGGACTTAATACACCATCTACAAAGCGAGGTTGGATATGTCTTAAAACGAATGGGTTTAACCATGTAATATATATACCTACTAGCCACACATGGTTGAATAAGGGCGATAGAAATATCGCCCTTTTTTTATGCCCGGGAAACAGGCGAGTTGGCAACTCGGGATGCCCAGCGGGCGCCCGGCCAATACAACAAGGTTATTATATCATAAGAGTTTCGGGGAGTTTGGGAGTTTGGAGTTTTGACCCAAGAGCCGAATAACTCCGTTTATCTTGGGTCAATTAGTTAGACGATTGCAATACTTCTAATCGGATTCAGAATCTAACTAAACATACTATACAACTTTCCAAACCATGACGCAATCGGTTTATTTCTTTTTCTGTGGATAAGTTTCCAAGCCCCATCATGCCATTCATAAGTATATGTGTAATCTCTAGTCCATTTGTTCCAACGAATCATAGTAATCCTTTCTCTTTCTATCTGCAGTTTTATCACGAATCCAATGTGATGACAAGTGCGAAATAATAAAACTTGCACTCTGGTTCCACGCCGGGCGCGCCCGGACTCCCGGCCGACCAAACCACACGGAACTTATTAGTTTATTATTAATACAGGGAGTTTCGGAGTTTGATTGGGGGGCTGCGGGCCCAGCTGCAGCTCAGAGCAGCCAGTGCAGCAGCTGCCAGGCAAACCACACCAGCAGCAGGAGCTTCAGAGGGATGAGTATCCCTAGTAAAAAATCAAGCATTTCCGCCCTTTCTAATTCTTCAGGATACTTGTTTGTGTCCCGGCCTGGTATATATACCTTCACTTCAGGATCTGTCAAGACTGAAGGTGATAAATTTTTCGCAGTTTTCTGCGGATTCGTTTGTCAGAAAGTACCGGGCGCGCCCGGTGCGAAAACACCTGGCTGCTGGGATCCCGGCCAGTTGGGGTTAGTTTTACTACGGGAGTTTGGGAGTTTACAAGGAGTTTGGGAGTTTGGATTCGTCAGCTGCGCACCAGGCGCCGGGCGCCCGGACACTGGAAAGTTATCCACAGGTTATTAACAGATTTTTTTATATTAGGGAGTTTGGGAGTTTGAAAGCACTTGACAAAAATCGAGATCCGTGAGCCGTCCTTCGTACAAACCGGGCACTTGGAACACGTTCTTTTCGCCGAGGTCCTTGGTTTTGCATCCGTGAAACAATTTGACCTCGTCGCTGACAGGCAGGCTGACCAAGATATATGACTGTGCACTAGCTGTAGCATGACGCATATTCCATGCAATTTGAAACGGAGATAGTACCACTTTGTTACTACTATTTGCGACCTTTAATTCCAATGTAAAAAATCCTGTCTGTCTGTGATAGATCAAACAATCTGGGAATCCTGGCGTAACGTAGCTTTCTAGTCTTGATGTGATGTATTCACCAGCGTCTAAATACTTCTTTAAATTCTTCCAAAAATTTGTTTCCGTTTTTACGGTCATACTTCTTCTTGTTCTTTATTATCCTCTGATGATACTGGCGTGATGTCCTTAGCTCCTTCGCCATTGGATTTTTCTTCGATCGATAGTTTTGTTCTTGCTCCGTTCTTTTCAAATTTACCTCCTAATCCTATGTCACCTAAAGCCTTTAAAACTTCCTCTCTAGACATAGAGTCAATACTACCAGTTCTGATCTCTTTTCTATCGATGTACAATCCTGAAGCTTGCCCACGCAACCGCTCAGCATTAACGGCAGCAGAATAAGACTTTTCGTTAAGAGCCTTTTCACGTAGTCTTGCCAATTCTTGTACATGCTTATCTAGTTTGACCTCGTGTGTCTTTTGTATTTCTGCTCTGCGTGCAAGGACAGCTTCTACTACTTTTGGAAACCTTTTTCCATTTAATAATTCTGATGCAGTTGTATTTGCTCTATCTTCTGCATATCCAGCTTGTCTTGCGCATTCTGTCGGTGTCAATCGCCCTTCATTCTCTGTGTATATTTGCACAAAGATACGTTGTTTATCTGTCAATCCATCATTTTTGATTGGATATCTTTTTGCCATATTTGTGGCACCACTTGTGGCACCACTAATTCTTTTATCTACCATGCTAAACCCCGCAGTATAGTTGAGTTTTTACTCATTTTATTTTCCAAAAAACAAAAAAGTGCCTTGCGTTGTCTAGAGTAGTGACACACTAGTGCCACAACATAAGTCATTGATTTATATAGCATAATCATCATTTGTGTCACTGTGGCACCTCTTTTGATCCCGGTAACAAAAAAATAATTTAAACACAGCAAATATATCACTATACATGACACATTACAAAATATAAATTGACCGGTTTCTGCCATTTCCTTTTCCTATCCATCCTCTACGTATCAATTGATGGACCAAACCGTGAACATGTGACTTGGATTTAGATCCAATCAACTGTTTCAATTCTTCATATGATGGTGAGTAACCATTTGCTTTGATAAAAGTTTTTATCATTTTGTACACCTTCATTTGTTTGGGTGTCAAACCGTCTTTATCGTTTTTCTTCAAGGCCTTTTGCATCTGGGTTGCTCCAATAATCTTTTCTCACTGTGTTTAACATCTCTGCTTCACCCCACTCATCAATTGCTTCTTTTGTAATTGATGCCTCAAGTGTTTTTTGTATCTCTTGTTCTTCTTCTGTAAGTTTTATTCTTTTTGGACCTTTTTTACGTTCATATGTATGCACTCTAGCCCATGTAATTGTGTATTTTGAAGCTTTTGGTCTTACATATCCACGTGTTGGATCTAACGATGGAAAACCAGGATCTGGTGTAGTATCAAAGTTATTTTGTATATATTCTAATACTTTATCATCACTATCAAATTGTTTTATTATCTTTTCTATTACTTTTTTATCTAACCATAAATTAATTTCGTACGTCTGCATGTGCTCCTTGTAAATACTCTATCTTTGTTACCCATCCTTTTGGTATGGCAATAGCGCCACCACCATGATTATCATCCCGGTCCACGCACCACGAGCGCATGATCACGATTTTCTCATCATTATTCACGACCATCCAACCAGTCTCCTGGCATTTTGCAAGCGGTGCTGACACAATGTCTTTTATATCAAGCCACCCTGTTTCCATATCACGTGCATCCATCCACGTAATCGTGACCCTTGGTATATTATTTATGTCCATTTGTCCCGTAATTATCGTAACCCTTTACAGCTTCATTACGATTAAATATACAATGTCCTATAACACCATAGTCTTTATCTTGATGTATGTGTAACCAAACCATGGCCATAGGCGATTTTGGTTTCTTCACAAACCAAGACTTAATTGTATTTTTTATTCCAACTGGTTTCTGCTTCATCAAACATCTCCTGTATGTCATCTTCGTTTTTAACAAAGTCTGTGTAATTTTTTACGTAGTCCAACATAATTTCTAATAACATCTGATTACTAAATTCTATGTTGTGCACCTTCACAGCTTTTACCTTACTTAACGTATCGTAAAAACCAGTGCCTTCGTCTATCGCCTGGCGTATTATCTTATCTATCTGCATTGCAGCTTCTAATAGTTTCATTTCTCCTCCTTAAAAACCTGGGTATTCTGGGCAGTAATGACTGTCAAATGATTGGTAATATACAATTGCTTGGTTTGCAGATAGCATACGTTCTTCGTCTTCTACCCACATGGCATTGTAAAATTCATCTTCTGCACGTTTTAATTCGTCTCTTGTTATAACTTCTTTAATAATAGTCATCATCATCCTCCGTTATTGGGTCCATGTCATCTTCTCTATACTCTTCTGTTTGAGGCTTTGGTGTTACCATACTAAATGTCATTACTGTGATAAATATCGCAATAATAAACACAAAGTGTGATACCACTGTAATCCCAAACAAATACCAGGATGAGAAGTATAACGAGAATGCTATACACCACATCCAAGCAAGAAGCTGTAATACAAGATGACGCACGTTTTGATCTGGTATATGACGCAACGGATTACGCTTGTGATTCATCACGCCATGCCAGCTGTTATGTATAAACTCTATCATAGTCCAAAAGCCCACATGTAAATATGGTATGTCACGTAAAATGCCATGACTATTTTTAGAGGTATTAACAAAAATAATATAATATCTATCATCGTCTTATTGCTATGTACTCGTAGTCAAAATCTGCATGTTTCTTTTGTACAAGCTCAATGAGCCCAGACATATGCAAATACCAAGCATGCGCTCTAATTTTAGCAGGACGTTTTTCGTCCATTGGTGATAGCTTTTGTAAATGTGGTGCAAACAAGAAACCACGGTAATACGTAATCCTATCATTGCGTTTTGATTTACTAAGCCAATCAGTAAATTTTTCTTTTGTTATCATTTCTAGTTCTCCTTTTAGTGTGAGTAGGGGGATTCTTTGACTACCCCCAACCTTTTCCGACAAGTCAATCTAATTTGGATTAACCAGTACTCAGTACCTATCTCCAGTCCTTCATCCATTTGGACATATTCCCCGGAGCCAGTGCCTTACTACCTTGTTACAGTTGTTCAGCCATACTCAGTCAATGTTGCAACATCGACATTTAAATATCATATAGCACAGCTAACAGAACAAAACAAGGACAATGTAAACTTTTTTCTTGCCAAATTGTCGCACATAATGTACACATAATGTTCTCAACTTCATTTCATCTCGGTGGACCTCCCGCACATTCGTTGCAGGGGGTCCCGTTTATAATATGATACTAAAGTACTGGAATAAATTTTTAAAATGGTTATACTACCACCCCAACAAAACATACATGCGGGGTAAATAATGGGTAGTATATTTGGAGTAGCATTACGAGGTCTTGGTTTGCTCGGTAAAAAAGGTGTCAAGCCAAAAACAAGACTAGATGCATTTAAAAAAGCATCAAAAAAACAAAAATTAAAATCAGATATAAAAAAACTTGACAGAGACATGAAATCAGCAAGTGAAAGAGCTGAAAAATTTAGTAAAGATTTTATGAAACAATCTTACAGTAAATCTAAAGTTAATAAATACTTGACAAAAGAATATAAGAAACAACAAAGAAAACCATAATGGCATTCCTGGTAGCAAACCTGCCTCCAGTAAAAGTTTTTGTTAAAAAACAATATTTATATGATCATGAAAAAGGCCACGGAGAATTTGTAGAAGGTGTTTGGATTACTGCTAAGTCAATCCAAGGCAGAGCGCTCTACTTTGAAACGTATTTGCCGGAATATGGTGCTCTTTATGATAAGCTCCCTATCAGTGCTTTTGTTAGTTCCCCTGGTATTAAAGATGATCTTCCATTAGAAGAATTAGAACTGTGGGATGCATTTAGTTATCATCTTACAATTGTAGAAAAACAATCAATAGCAGGTGTTAGATGTAAATACCTTGCACCATCAAAGAAATGGTACTATGGTGAATACTTGTTTACGATTGACAACTGCCATTCGGACCACAATACTTTGAACACATCTTACTCAGAGGTCCCAGAGGAGCACAAGTCGTTTAACATACTAGAATTAGACAATGGACACTACGCTGCTCAACCAAACAATAGAATTATATATTATGATAAATCACTCACCCCATCTGAAACAAAACAACCAGACTTCAAAGTGTCAACAGAATATTATTCTGTAGAAAATAAAACTAAATGGACAGCTGGTGATGATACAAATTATTTTTATGGATTAAAGGAACAAAAATGAGGTGGCTATACTATGGTATATGGATTTCTATAGCAATTAGTTTTCTTTGCATATATAGTGTGGCGCAATGATAAAAGTTTGGTTATTGTTTTTAATGATATCTAATCCTGGGCTACCTTCTGTTAAAACACAATCTTTTTTGTATGCATCAGAAGATAGTTGTATGACAGCGCTGGCAGATTACTTAAACATTTATGAGTCTAAACCATTGGAATATAAGAATAATATGGTGACCATGGGATATTGTTTACCCTTTGA